CTGATACAGGCGAGGTTGAAGCCACTGGTCCAATATCCAAGATCGCGAGTGGAGTAACCACCGTTGCTGATGTTCTCTCTGGAATTCCAGTAATCGGTAGTGTTGCTTCATCCGTCGCTTGGGTGTCGCGAGCAGTGGGACGAACCGCCGCTACATTTGGATGGTCAAAACCCACTTCCATTCAACCACAGCAGAAGTCCGTTATTAAACCTAATATCTCACTTATCCACACTGAAGGTAATGACGATGCTACGACCTTAGCTCTTCTCCAAGACAATGGAATAGATGGTTCTTCCTTTATTCCTGAGACTAAAGACGAGATGAGTTTTGAGTTTACGCTCGGACGTCCTAATTTCTTCCACGCACAAACAGCTTCTACTGCTATTTTCTCAGCACGTAAGTTGATCACTGCATGGGAAGTTTCTCCACTGTCACAATATCAATATGACAATACCGAAGATAGTCAAACGTTATACTTGGGTAGTTTTGCCTACACAAGTATGATGGGAACACTATGGCGCGGTACCATCAATTATGATATTATGGTAGTGAAGACTCCTTACCATCAGGGTCGATTTGCTGTTGTATTCTTGCCAGAAACAAACATTGCTGACGTACCTAATGACCTCGGTGAGTTACTCAATACGAACTACAACGTTGTTTGCAATCTTAAAGATAGACAAGACGAAATGGGACGTACTACTTTCCGTGTGTCAGTGCCGTATATCAGTAACACTGATTGGCGTGAAACATACAAACGTACAACAAATCTTTCCAATCCCGGACCAGACGCAACTACTCTTGACACCAAAACTGGTTGTTTAGCAATTTACTCGCTTGTCGATTTGTCTCACCCACCTACCGTTGCTGGCTCTGTTGTTTTCTACATAGCTCACAGCGCTGGTGAAGATTATCAAATCGCTCGGCCTGTCATGAACTTAGCACCAGGTTTCCAAGACCGCTACGCCCAGTCCGATATTGGGACTGTATTTGTTCCAGAAGATGAAAATCTTTTGGTGCCTTCACACACCACACAAGACGT